TGGTCTTGTGGAGTGTTTCCCCATCTTGTTGGTACAATCTTTACATCGTACTTATCTAATTCAAATAATGATTTCAAGATATCTCTTGAATGGTCACCATAACCACTTCTTGTAGCTATAGGTGCCTGAAATACTAATAATGGTTTATTCATTTTCTATTTCTCTTAATCTGTTTTCTTCTTCGTTTCTTAAACATCTCTCAATTGAGAGTTTTGTTAATTTTGTAATTTCTTCTAACTTTTCTGGCTCATGTGGTGAATTATAACATTCAAATCTTGTAGTTTCGATTTCATTATCTTGTAAAGTTAAAACATGATAATCATCACTTAGTTCTTTCATATTATGAATTGCTCTACGAGATTCATTAACTTGATTGTTAGTCCAATAACCAGGAAATCTTATTATAAAAATTGGTTTACTCATTTTATTTTATCAATTACATAGTTACCAAATGATTCCATAGTTCTATAATCCCAATGGTGGTCATGTTCTAAACCTTCTTCTCCATTTGATTCATTATACAAAATATGTCTTGTTGTCCACATTCCAAGTTTTTCTGTTAAGTCAACTTTATCTTCAACACAACTTGCTTTGGGTGTTTCATATTTTGTATGGTCATGCCATGAAAATAAGTAAGTTTTACATGGAGCAACCTTATATAGTGATTCAATAACTTCTTTATAATTTTTGGAAGTTGTTTTACTTTGGTTCATTACTTCTAAAAAATCCAACATTTTATCCATATCATTTTCAGAAAATACATCTGAAGCTGAAGTTGTTTTGAAATCTTTATAAGCTTCCCACCACTGTCTTGTTAAGAACATATTTTTACAAACACCACCACTCCACACTAATTTTCTATAATCCTTTTCATCTTCAATTGGTATTCTTTGTCTTTGTCCATCTGCAAGTCCAATAATAACTCTATCTTTTTCTGTAAGAATTGGAAATAATTTAATCCAATAATCAATCATAGATTGCAAATCTCTACTTCCAAATGCATCATTTATAACTTCGGTATTTTCATAGTGATAATCTAAATAGTTTACCCAATGCATATCTTTATAAGATAAGTTTTTACTTTTATCATGCATAATACCATCACAAAAACTATCACCAATTATAAAGATTCTTTCAATCACTACCTTAGTTTATAAACATTAACTTTTTGTTTTGGTTTCCAATTTTTAAATGTAGTGGTGATTCCATCAACAAGAGTTTTACACATATTTTTTGCATTCAATCCCATTTCACCTAAGAATTCTTTTCTACCAATCAATCCTTTTTTCTTTCTTTCATCTCTTGGAATATCATACCAATATCTTATGGCATCTGCTACTTCATAAACATCTACTTTATCATCAATAATATAAGGAGTTGGAAGTGAACCAACCATAGTTTGTACTCTTGACCAAACTGGCTTTACCCATTCACCATGAGTTACTTTATCTTCCCATTCTCTGTAATTGTGAAGTGAACCAATTTTTTTGTAATCATCTGCTACAAGATACTTACCATCTGATTTCTTCTTGAAACCACATTGGTCTTGCATCCCACCTGTAACATTTAATATGATAGGAGTTCCTGCCATTACTGATTCAGCAGTTACTAAACCAAAACCTTCATTACCTGCGATATTAATTGTACAATCTGAAAGATTATAAATCCAATTTAGTTGTTGTTGATTTACTCTATCTGTTGAAAATTTTATATCACAACCTGGTGCTATTCTATCTGCAACAGCAATTAAATCTGTACCATTTTGGTCTCTAGGTGCCGTATGCATTACTAAACAAACTTTATCTCTATCTTCTTCTGGTAACCCATCAACGAATTTTTTAAATGCCCAAATAACATCAGATGGTTGTTTTCTTTTGATATTTCTATTCATCCAAAATAAAACAAACTTATAATCTTTATCACCAAATAATTGTTTTTTAAAATCTTCTGGTACATCATCTATTGGTTTATAAACATCTTCATTAATACCATGTGGTACATAAGATACTTGCCAATCTTCTAAGGGTTTTATTGTTTCTGATTCAATCTTACCAACTCTACTAACAATCCCATATGTTTGTCTTGAAATACATCCTAACCAATCACATGATTCATAGTAATCTCTATTGTAATGAGGGTCTGGTAAGTCATCCCATATATGATAAAATAGAATTGGAATGTTTTGTCTTAATTCCGCTTCCATTTCATATAACCATCTCCAATATCTTGGGTCTGTAAAGTGTAGAATTGCATCTGGTTGATGTCTCATGATTAGTTCTCTGAGAATATTTGCATCACCATATCCTGTCCATGGTATAATTTTTAACGAAGCATCTTCTACTCCACTAAATTTTCTTGCATCATCTCCCAAATCTATTTCTTTACCTTTTTCAGGATGATTTACTGCTGCACCTAATTGAACCCAATCATAGTGTTCAAATGTGCCGAAAACTAATTCTTTTGATACTGTTGCTATACCTGATGACATTCTTAAGTCATCTGATAACAATAGAATTTTCTTTTTTGCCATTAACCTTTATTTAAATTGTTCTAAATCTTCTTGATGAGTTCCAATAAACTCTTGGTGTATTACCTAAAAACTTTTTACGAATTATTCTATCGTTAAACTCTTCACGAGTTTGGTTAAGTTGGTTATTACCATTGTCTTGTTGTTTCATAGTTAAAATGCGGAGCCGCTTTCTTGTAGGTTTTGATAATTATTAATTTCACTTCTAAAATCTTCATCCTCAATGTACATATCAACCGACCTGTTTACTAACTTTTGTAAAGTAATATTAGAGTCAAATGAAATCTTTTTAAATTTTGAATAAAGATTTTTTATTATTTTTACAGTTGTTAACTTTGTATCTGCCATAACATTTGTATTATTGTTTTATATAAATATATATAAATTTAAAAAACATACTAATTCCATGCAGAACAGAGTCCTCTTTGTTTAAACTCACACCAATCACAATGTCTACCTTTTGTATGAGGAAATACTTCTTGTATCACATTTCCACCTTCATCAAATACAGAATCAACAAATCCCATGAATCCATCCCATGCTCTTTTTACAGATGGTTTACCATTTGCTGGTACAAACTTTGATATTCTTGGAATAGGAAATTCGTAATTTTCGTTTATCTTTCTTTTTAGGATTTGATATTCTACTTTGATTTTATCTAAAGGTATCTCGTATTTTTCTGAGTAAAACTTTTTATATAATAACATCTGAGAAGTTTTTATCTTATCAGCCTTCTGATATTTGTTCCAACCTCTTGTTGATGTTTTTAAATCAATGATTACATAATCTTGTGTGGTTTTATCTTTTAATAATACATCGATGAAACCAACAAAATTTACACCTTCTTTAACTTTAGCGTTTAGGATTTGTTCGATTGCTACTAATTCAAAACCACTCTTAGTATATAACTTATCTAATTTTTTTGAAAAGTAGGATAGAATCTTTTTACCATCTTCAAAAAATTCACCTAATTCTTCTTTCTTACATGGATACATACCCTCATCCATCTTTTCTGATTCTTTCTTAAAATGTTCTACCATTTGAGCATACAACATCTTTTCAAGATTCAAACTCATTGCTTGTTTCTTGGTTACATTGTACATTACATCCAAAAAATGTTGGATGGTTTCGTGCATTGCACTACCAAAAATTGTGTGGATATTTGCTGAGGATGTTCCTAACTTATCTATGTAATTTAACTTGTACTGATGTTGACAAGTTGAATACATTCCATACTGTGAATAACTTACTCTAGCCATACTTTTTATTTACTATGTAAATATACGAAAAAAAATCGAGAAATCCAAGCTTTTATACCTTTAATTTCAACTTTGTAATTAACTTTTTTTCAACACCATACTTTTCACAAATATATTTTATATTTTCTCTACCTTCTCTTGTTGAATAAAGTATTTCACAATAATCTTCCGCTTCTTTGGAAGAACACATAAAATCTTGTTTTAACAAATCAATTAAGAAAGATTCATATTTGTTTTCTTTTTTACCTTTAGTGTATTTTAGAAAGTATCTGCCCTTTGGAATGATTCCTATAAGTGATAGATATAAATTTTTTGGTTCTAATACTTGTGTATAGGGTTGTATTTCTGAAAGAACTTCTATCCAATCAGGATTCATAGAAAGAAAACGATGAATCATATAATTACTCCATGTTTTCTTATCACTCTCTTCAAGTTTATCCCAATACTTTGGGTCTTGAAATTGTGTGACCGCTTTTATGTGGTCAAATAATGTTTTTGGTTTACCCATCTAAATTTGTAATAACAGGTTTTAATTCATCTGGTAATAATTCTTTATTGATTTCTCCACAATCACCACATAGATATAACTCTACTGGTATAATTGCATCTTTTGCTTGACCTGTAAC